GCCGCATGGCGCCGTAGTAGTCACTATCCGTTTAGTGTACTATTAACTTCTATATTATTAACACCAGCTAAAACATTTGGATTGTGTTTAGATAGATCTAACATTGTAAGAAATTTAGCCGGACAGTTAGTTTATAAACAAACTAATTTGCGTGTAAGACCTCAAGATGTTGTTTTACCAAGCATATATTCTAGTGCTGTTAGAGTACAAACTGCTGGCGTAGTTAACTATATTGTTGACCACATATTAAACTTTATCTTTAGTAACAACATTAAAGATTATAATCAGTATGCGACTGATTTGTCTACCATGACAAGTCAAATTAGTTATAGATTAGGCGCATTTAGTAGTAAAGATCAATTTAATATTATTTTAGATAGCAAAACACCGTTAAGTACAGGTAGTGTATTTGTACCTCAGGAAAACTATCATATTAATATTAATAGTTCAAGTCCAATTAAGAAAATTACTTACAGCGGAGTTATTATAACTCGACTACAAGAAGGATATGAAGTAAAAGGATACAGTACTACACAACCTTATTTTAAATATTATCCTTGGACTCAAACTGGACAAAGCATTAATGTTGGCGGCATAAGCGAAGCATTTTCAAATTGGACTAGCGGTCAACAATACATTGCTGGGTCTATTGTATTGTATGCTGGTCATTATTATAGAGCAGTATCTACATTAACAACTGGCGCAAGTTTTGATCCTGCGCAGTTTACATCTATTGGCGAATTACCAACTATTGGTGGAGCAAACGCAGTATTAAGAAAACTATGGGATAGATCTAATCCTATCACTGTTCCTTATGGCACAGAATTTGCTAAACTACAAGATGTGGTAGATTTTTTACAAGGATACGGCGAATGGCTTAAAGATCAAGGATTCGTATTTGACGAATTCAATAATAATTTAAGCGCAGTAGCTAACTGGGAAAATAGTGCCCAAGAATTTTTATTCTGGACTACACAAAATTGGAGCGCAGGATCAGAAAAATGGGCTAGCTGGACTCCTAACGAACCAGTAACTTATGGCACGGTTGTCAAATACAACGGTGATTATTACAGCGCATTATATAATCTTGCGGCTAGTGATATATTTGATCCATTAAAGTATACTAAGTTAGAAGGATTAAGTACTGTAGGTAGTAGTGTTATCAGTCTAAGCCCTGCCGCTAATAAATTAACATTTAATACTCCATTAGCAGTGGTGGATAATATTAATAATCAATTTTATGAATATGAAATATTCAAAGTTGACGGAACTCCTCTTGCTCCATTGTTCCTTGACAGCTATAGAGAAGGTAATTTAGTAACATATAGCCCAAGAACTACAGATGGAATTTATGGTGCTAGTTTTTATCTAATACAAAATGAACACGTTGTTACGTTAGATAACAAAACAATTTTTAATGATGTAATTTATAATCCCGAAAGCGGATATAGACAAGAACGTGTAAAAGTTTCAGGCCATACAAGCATTGATTGGTATGGAGGGTTAGATGTCCCAGGCTTTATATTTGACCAAGCAAAAATTAAACAATGGCAGCCATGGCAAGATTATGCCTTGGGCGACATTGTAAACAATCAAGGATTCTACTATAGTGCGTTATCAGCATTGCCTGGTACAGAAACATTTATAGCTTCCGATTGGACACAGTTAACAACAAAACCAACGCCAAAGCTGATACCAAACTGGACATACAAAGCAACTCAGTTTACTGATTTCTATAGTCTAGACAGTGACAATTTTGATAGTGCTCAACAAACCATGGCACATCACTTGGTAGGATACCAAAAGCGTCAATACTTGGATAATATTATACAAGATAATGTTAGCGAATTTAAATTCTATCAAGGAATGGTTCGTGAAAAAGGCACACAAAACAGTCTTAATAAATTGTTTAATGTTCTAAGTAGCGAAAATAAAGAAAGCCTAGTATTTTACGAAGAGTGGGCCATTCGTTCAGGACAGTATGGTGCTAGCAGAGCATTTGAAAATATTGAATTTATTTTAGACGAGGCAGAGTTTAGATCTAATCCTCAAGGATTTGAATTAACTAACACTCACGATTCTACATTAGACAACACGTTTATTTCACAACAGTTGCCGACAGATGTTTATGTTAAACCTCTTGGTTATAACAGCAACCCATGGCCAGTATTAACTAACTACAAGCCATTTTTACGCACTGCTGGATATGTAAATTCTTCAGAAGTATTTTTAACTTTAGGTTATTTGCCCCAGATACAAAATTATGACATTAGTAAATTTGACGAAGGGTCTTATATCTGGGTAACATTCGAAGGCCCTAGTTGGAATTTATATAGATACACTGATATTCAGTTACCTATTACAAATGTATCTTATAACGATTCGTCAAAAATATTAATCATTACTACACAGAGTCTAAACAATCTAGCTGTGGGATCTTGGATCGGTCTAGCACAAGTTCCGTTATTAAATGGATTTTATCAAATTACTAGTACAACTTTAAATAGTTTTACAGTTTCTGCTAATATCTCAGGATTCCCAAGTCCGTTTACACAAGCTAATCAATTAGTTCTTTATGCTTTAATAAGTCAAAAAACATCTAGTATTGACACATTAGATTCTATCTTAACAGCTAAACTAAATCCAGGAGCATTAGTTTGGACAGACGATAACGGTAACGGCAAATGGGCTAGTTGGATTTATGATCCTGTGTATGCTATTAGTAATCTTAATAATACACAGCCTCAAAATCAATTAAGATTCGGCAATGTAATAGCCATAAACGGTAACGGCAATTTATCTGCTGTAGGTACTAGTTTCGGACAGTTATTAACTTACGATAAACCAAGTTCAAAATCTGCTTGGACTTCGAGACAAGTTATTTCTCCTCCGTTTATTGCCGCTAACACAGTTACATTTACTACTGGATCAACGACTGCTAACAGTACAACAGTGGCTTTAGGAAATGCTGATCCTAGTATGATTGGCGGCTTTATACAAGGTCCTGGTATTTCTCAACAGACATTGGTAAGTGGGGCAACAACAGGATTTTTAACTATTAGTCAACCAGCTTATGCTACGACAAGTGGTTCTTATACTATTACAACAAATCCAAACCCAGCTACAGTACTATCTACTTCTATAGCGTTTAACGCAGACGGCACTTGGTTAGCATCGGGCAGTCCATTAGCCGGTTATGCGGTAACGGATTATCTTGGTAGTTATAATAGTAATAGTATCTACGGTCCAGGCCTTATTGTTTCAACTGGCACTGGAAGTAATACACAATATTGGCAAGCAATTGATAATGTTCCAGTCAATACTCCACCAGCGACTAATTTAAATCACTGGATTAATATACATTATATTCCAGTTGATAGTTACGGAACTTGGTCGATATACAATTCATATACAGCAGGTTCTTTAGTCATTTATAAAACAAATGTTTATAAAGCGGCAGGAGCATTGTATGGTCAGACTACTGTATCAGTTATAAAAACCGACGGAATTAATTACATATTAACTTGTATTAGTACACAAAATTTATCACCAGGATACCAAATTATATTTTCTGGAAATACATTTGGTGGTATCACTGCTGGATTAATTTACTACATAGCTGCCACTAACTTTACTTCAACAACGTTTTCATTAACTCCAACACCAGGCGGAAGTATTTTAGTACCGTTAATAAATGGCGGAACTGGAATAATGCTAGGTATACAACAACCTCAACCTGCTCCTGACTCGGGTAATGGACAATGGGTTAAACAAAATGCTGTAGCAGGTCCTGCTGGCCAAGGTGTAGTAAGTATATACAAGAAAGACGCCAATAACATTTACAGTCTAGTAGATACTATTATTAGTCCATTCCCTGTGGCTAATGAAAACTTCGGAAAAAATCTTGTATTTGGAAATAATGTATTATATGTTTCTGCTCCAGGGTATAGTTCTACTGGTCGAGTTTATAAATTAAAATATTCAACAGTTATACAAGCAACTAGCGCATATAATCCTGTAGGCAGTAGTTTTGGAACACTTGTAGTAACTAGCACCGTAGGCGTTAGAGCCGGTATGTATGTAATTAATGCGGCATTTACCAGCAACCAAACAGTCCTACAAGTTGTCAATTCTACAACCTTATTGCTAAGTGGTAGCCCTGATTCATTACCAAGTGGCTTAATATCTTTTGCTAGTATCGGTTGGGGTTATGACTTTACAGAAATATATACAGGTACACGAGCAGGCGAAAACTTTGGCAATTCAATTAGTTTAAGCCAAGACGGTAACACATTGGTTATTGGCGCCAGCGCCGGAACAGTTACCGGTCGAGTCAACATTTATAAAAACTTTGGCTCTGGTTTTAGTTTCTTACAAACATTAAACGGCAATGATTTAGATTTTGGTATTAGTACTAGCGTAAGCAACAACGGTACATATATTGCTATAGCTGATGATAGTGCTACAGTTAACAATTTGTCAGCTGAAGGCGGAGTGACTGTTTACTCTTATACAAACAACACTTATTCTTTCTATCAAAGTCTAGTTCCACGTTTACCAGAAATTAACGGACACTTTGGTAATAAAATATCCTTTATGAATGATTATCAAACACTTGTTGTTTATAGTCAATATGGTGATACAAGAATTACAACAACATTTGATAATAATACAACAACATTTGATAAAAATAGTACTGCCTTTAGTTATACACAAGTTAATAGTGGTCGTGTTGACGTCTATGATATGTACGCAAACAACTGGGTCTTTAGCGAAAGCCTGACCAAGTCTAATCCTATTACAACAGCAGGCGAATTCCAAATCAACAACGTTTATCAGATTTTAACAATTGGTACTACAGATTTTACAAAGATTGGCGCAAGTACCAATGCTATAGGAGTTGAGTTTAGAGCAACAGGCGACGGTTCTGGAACTGGTACTGCGGCGCTAGTAACTAACGAAACACTAATAGCAGATGGATATGGTGTAGGTTTAGGTGTAGGTAGTAATCATATTTTAGTAGGTGCTCCAGAATCTTTAGATCAAGGATTTAATTCAGGCCGCGTTTATAATTATGAAAAAGCTCGAAACACATTTACTTGGACTATAGATCACGTTGAAGTAGATAAACCAGATGTTACAAAAATTAGAAAAGCATTTTTATACAACAGAAAAACTGGCGAATTAATAACACATTTAGATGTAGTGGATATTGCCCAAGGTAAAATCCCAGGCCCAGCAGAAGAAGAAATAATGTATAAGGCATTTTATGATCCTGCTGTTTATAATACTGTCAATGGTGTAACATCTCAAGCTGATACTGTAGCATGGACCAGCGACCAGGTTGGACAAATTTGGTGGGATTTACGTACAGCTAAAATTATAGATGCTTATGAAGAAGATCCTGTTTATAGAAATACCAACTGGAGTACACTAGCCACAGGTGCTAGTATAGACATCTACGAATGGATCAAGACAAAATATAAACCTAGCCAGTGGGATGCTCAAGCAGATACTCCTGCCGGTCTAGCATTAAACATTAGTGGTACAAGTTTATACGGAGACAGTCAGTATAGTGTCAAAACAACTTATAACTCAGTGACACAGACTTTAGTTTATACTTACTATTATTGGGTTAAAAACAAAAAGTTTATTCCTAACATACCAGGAAGAAACATGGCTGCTCAGGATGTTTCAAACTTGATTAGCAATCCTCGCGGCGAAGGATACACATATCTTGCCTTAACTGGACTTAACAGTTTTAGTTTAATCAATGCTAAACAATATTTAAAATCTAACGAAGTAGTCTTAAGTCTCGAATATTGGACAACTGAGAAAACAGATCAAAATGTACATAGTCATTGGACTATTATTAGCGATGACCCAACTACATATATCCCTACTGTGATTGAACAGAAATGGATTGATAGTTTATGCGGAAAAGATTCTGCCGGACGTCTAGTACCAGATTTAGAATTACCAGTTAAATTGCGTTACGGTATTGAAAATCGTCCTCGCCAAAGTATGTTTATTAACAGATTTGAAGCACTTAAACAATTTGTAGAATTGGCAAATCAATCATTGCTGGCTAATCAAACAGTTGAGTTAGACAATATAACTGCCTTACAGAGTTACGATGCTCAACCTACTACTATTTCTGGTTTATATGATACAACATTTGCTACTGATAGCGAATTAAGTTATGCCAGTATCGGAAGTTTTAGTAGACCAAGTTTAACAGCAGTGATTGCCGATGGCAGAATTACAGGAATTAATATAATTTCATCCGGAAAAGGATATTTAATAGCACCTTATCTTAATATATCTGGAGCAGGTCAAGGGGCCATTGTTCAATCAGTAATTAATACTAAAGGCCAAATTGTAGGTGTAGTAATAGTTGCTTCCGGTGAAGGTTATAATGATGCCACTACTGTATCAGTAAGAGATTATAGTGCTTTGGTACAAAGCGATAGCCAAGCTAGTAATAACTGGAGCATTTATAGTTACGATCCTGTACAAAAATCTTGGACACGAACTCTTACACAACGTTATGATGTAAGAGAATATTGGAACTACGCAGATTGGTATGGTTCTTATACAGATTCTTCTGGCAAGGTAATGTTTACAGCCACACAATTTACAGTGGCAAAATATTCTGTAGCAACACTAGCAGATTTAAATTCTTTACAAACTTCAATCGGAGATACAGTTAAAGTAAGAACTACCAATGCTGGCGGCTGGGAATTATTATACAAATATGCCGATAGTACAAGTGTAGATTGGACACAAAGTTATGCTACTGTTGGTATACAAAACGGAACTATACAGTTAAGCAGTAATCTTTATAAGTTAGCCAATACTGATTTAGGTTTTGATAATACAATTTTTGATACAAACGGGTTTGATAAAGTAGCAGACACTGAATTAAGAATTATTTTAGATACATTAAAGAATAAAATCTTCACACAGGATAATAATCTTAATGGTGTGTACAACGATTTATTCTTTGCCAGTGTAAGATATGCTCTTAGTGAGCAACCTTATGTAGATTGGATCTTTAAAACTAGTTTTGTCAAAGCACAGCATAATGTTGGAGCATTAGATCAACCAGTAACTTATAAACCTGATAATTTAGCTAACTTTGAAGATTATGTAAACGAAGTTAAACCTTATAAGACTAAAGTAAGAGAATATATCAGTAATTATGAAAGTGTTGATCCAGCACAGTTACCTATTACTGACTTCGATCTGCTACCTATATATGAAAATAATGCTATTAGTGTAATAAACACTTATATTAATAATGGAGTTGTAGGTTCGGGCGATGCTAACATACAAAATTATCCTTGGAAATTCTGGTTAGACAACGCAGGCTTCAAAGTTATTGATATAAAATTAGTCAGCGGCGGCAGTAATTATGTAACTGAACCACAGGTGATATTTACAAGTTCAAGCGGCTCTGATGCTTCAGCCCGTGCGCTAATATCTAATGGTCAAGTTAATAGAATTATCTTAACTAATGTTGATGATTTTGGTGCTAGTGGTAGCGGTTACTTAAGTGCGCCTACTATTACTATTAGCGGCGGCCTATTACAAGGCGGTACACCAGCACAAGCAGTAGCAATTATAGGTGATACCGTTGTTCGTAGCACACTGATTGGTATGAAATTTGACCGTGTTGATGACACATATTTTATCACACAGCGAACAAAAACAGAAGTATTCACTGGAACTGGTAACCAACAACAATTTAAGTTAGTATGGGGTCCTGATGTTATCATAGGTCAAAGCAGTGTATTAATCAATAATATATTAGCTTTGCGAGATAGCTATACACTATCGGTTGTAAAATCTACAATTAAAGGATACACAACTTATTCGGGAATTATACAGTTTAATACCGCACCTGCTAAAGGAGCAACAATCAGTGTTACATACAATATTGATCAAGCATTATTAAAAGCTACTGATAGAATACAATATTTGTATAATTCAGAGTCTGGAGATTTAGGTAAAGATTTAGCACAATTGATGACTGGTATAGACTATGGCGGTGTAATAATTGACGGTATTGGATTCCAAATAGCCAACGGTTGGGATAGTTTGCCTTTCTTCTCTGATAAGTGGGACAGTTATGATGAAACTTTTACCGACTATAACGTAGTAGTAAGTGCTAATACAAACACATTTACTTTACCTTATACTCCAGCGGCTGGAACACAATTAACTATCTACAGAACACAAACTCACACTGATTCTTATCAGTCAGATGGTGCTACAAAAATTTATAATTATAACTTACGAGATAGCTTGCCGTATGTAACTGTAACAAACAATTTATCTACAACTGGTACTAGAGGTAGTGCTACTCTTACAGTTTCAAATACTCAAACATTAAAGGTTGGAGATGTTGTTACACTAGTTAATTTAAATGTGTTTGCTTATAATACTACAGTATCTGCTATTGTTAATAGTACAACTGTTACATTGAGCAATATCATTTATGCTGATATCTCAGCAGGTACTTATGTAACATTTACTAGAACACTAGTTCAACCAACAGATGTTACAATTAAATCTGATGGTACTATAGTATTGACCAATTTATCCAACAGTAAAATATTTGCTGGTACTGTTATTAATATTATTGGAAAACAAAGTCCTGTAAGATTAGATGATCCGTATTATAATATTTTCCCATTCATATCAGACATAGTCACAGCATCTGCGTATGACACGGCATTTACTACACCAGGACTAGTCAACAACATACAAACTTTATTCGTAGGACTTGAAATTTTAAATCAAGTAACAACATATGGGTTTGATGCTGTTACTACAGCATATAGTGTGTCTACTATAGTTAATAAGATTTTAGCAATACCTGCGGTTGCTGCCAATACTACTGCTGTACAGACAATCAATACTAATTTAACTAGTATTGTAGGTATTATTGATCAAACTAATAACGGAGTAATTCCAACTCCTGAGTTTCCTCCTCCTGCGGGATTAGGAGCAGGTTATATTAATGCCGGATCTTTATTAGAAGATAATATTCCATTCATACAAGCTGAGATGGTTGCTTATATTACAGCAAATTATCCAACCGCCAATTACGATCATAATGCTTACCAATCAAATATACAGTATGAAGTATGGAGTTTGATATACGACTTAACTTATGGTGGAAATAGCACTATTACTCAAGCAGGATTGAAATATTGGTCTTCAAGTAGTGCATTGAGAGTTAACTTAACTAAGGCTTGGACAGGAATTTATACACGTTTTAATACATTATTACAGGGAATTATTACTAATACAGCAGTGACTCCTTTACAAAATGTATTCACTCAGTATATCGATCTAACTTTAACAGGCGGATTCATAGCTAGTACTAGTATTAGCAACAATATTACACGATTATCTTCTATTGTTGGTGCGTTGAATAAACCTACTTTAACAGTAATAGCTCCAACATTGTCTCGTGCTCCGAGCGATTTACAAGTTGTAGCTAACGCTATATTAACAGCTACAGGATTGATACCTAGTTATAATAAAAATGCTATTGTAAATACATTCTTATCTAACGGTATGCCTGATAGTGTAGGAGTAGTATCTAAGACATTTAATATACCTGCTCCTTATAACTTAGTAGACGGTGGCGCCAGCTTTACAACTCTTGACACTGAAGTAGACGACGGCGGCAATGCTAGCAGTTCGTCAGTAACAGTTGTAGATGATGGCGGAAGTGCTAGTTCAAGTGCGTTTGTAGTTAATGCTGGTGATCAGTTTATTATTAGACAAGCAACTAGCGATGGTAGTGTAAGTCCTAAACAAACAGACTTTGACACTAGCTTGAGCGGCGGCGACACTAGCGCATTAAATGGGGTGTATGCTACAGCTACAGGTTTGGCAGCCGACGATATTATAGTTGACGGTGACGACTTTGTAAGCACAGCAAGTAGCTATGCTCCAGAAGAAGTTGTTCCAGGACAAGTAGTAGATACAGTTGCTATTAAAGTATTTGATAGACCAAGTAGCGGTAGCGCAACTATGCGTACAGACAACTATATTGCTGACGGCAGTACCGTAAATTTCAGTTTAAGCCAACAACCAAACGGCACAGGCGCAGTAATTGTAAAATTAAATGATACAATTGCCACATTAACTACTGACTATACAGTAGATTTTAGAAACCGTTTAATAGTATTCAATTCTGCTCCAGCAGCCAATACACAAGTTAGTTTATTCAGTATCGGCTTCAACGGAAGTAACATATTAGAAATTGACCACTTTATAGGCGACGGATACACTACTGAGTTCGTTACTAATGCTACATATCAGTCGTTATTTACAACACTAGTATACATAGACGGTGTGGTTTCAAATCCTCAAATTTTTGAAACTAACAGTTCTTATGCGTTTGCTAACGGTATTGCTTTTAGATTTACCAGCGCACCAGCTGCCGGAGCATTGATTAGTTTTGTAATAGTGTCTGGAACTCAACAAACATTTGCTATTACTAAAGTAGAAACAATTGCCACAAACGGGTCACTGACTTATACATTGAATAACCAGATTGGTAATAGTTTACCAAATGAATCTAGTATGATTGTTCGTGTGGACCAGAATATATTATCTGCTCCAGACAACAGCTACTTTACAATTGGTAGCAACAGATTAAATTATAACATTGATCCAGTTAAGTTTGTTCCTTATAGTGTTGGTATCGCAGATATTAATGTTTTAGTAGGTAACACAACATTGAAACCTGGAACTGATTATATTGTAGATCTTGGAGGTATTACAATTAAGATAACCAAGACAGTATATAATGCTTATAAAGGAAAAACTCTAGTAGTTAGTGTTGTAACAGGACAAGGTTATACCTATAATGCCAGCACACGACAAATCACTTTTAGTCAAGCATACGATAATACACATTTGGTACAAGTTATCAGTAGCTATCAACATGATATTTTAGATATTCAACGAACAGTAATTAATGTAAGTAGTGTAGCACAATTAACACCTAATACTGCCAGTTACTATTACTACCAAGAAGCCGCTGGCGGATTGATCAGTCTAGACCGTCCAGTTATTAGTGATTACTATGTATGGGTGATTAAAAATTCATTGTTATTAACACCAACAACTGAATATAAATTAAACGACGATCGTCAAAGTATTACATTAGCTACTCCGTTATTGAATTCAGATAAGATTACATTGATAACATTTGGATCTAATGTATTGACTCCTGGTGTTGCTTACATGCAGTTCAAAGACATGCTGAACCGTACCACTTATAAGAGACTAAGTGCTGTCAAACAAACCACATTGGCTCAAAATTTAAATTGGAATAGTACAAGCATTGTTCTAGCAGATGCCAGTAACTTTGATGATCCAAACCCTAGTAAAAATAAACCAGGCGCCATCGAAATTAGGGGCGAGCGTATTGAATATTTTGCTAAAAACGGTAATACTCTAAGTCAATTGCGTAGAGGAACACTAGGTACTGGTATTAATACGCAAGTAATAGCTGGAACTTTTGTACAAGATGTAGGATCCGCAGAAACAATTCCGTATACCGATACACAAATAGTACAGCATATTATTAGTGATGGTAGCTTAACAGTTCCGTTAAACTTTATTCCAACTAGTGTTGATCAGCTTGAGGTATTTGTTGGTGGATACAATGACGGTAACGAGTGGTCTACTAACGTTGCTTACTCAGTTGGTGCTATTGTTAACCAAGGTCCTTATGCCTACAGATGTATACAAGCACACACTAGCACTACATTCTTCGATGATATAGCCAACTGGAAATTCTTTATTGGTAATCGTAGATTGAAGAAAACATCTTACAAGGTGTTTAATATCAATAATGCTCCAGACAGTCCAGAAGGTGATGTAACATTCCCAGCTGACTTTACAGTAGATGGACAAACTGCGGCAATAACATTGACCAATCAAATAGATTTTGGAACACAGATAACTGTGATAAAACGTACTGGAACACAATGGGACGGAAACAAAAACGGCACAAAAGTAGATCCAGTAAACGCTCCGTCAGTCGGAGTATTAAATGATACATCCACCGTTGGACAGTTCTTAAGAGCTGTACCGGGCATCTGGTATAGTGAGTACAAGCAGATAAGTACTACACCAACCGGAACATTTGATAGTGCTGGAGACACTATGGACAGTTCAGGACAAACATTCGATCAAGGATAATAAAATGGCGCAACAGATCATTAATACAGGTACTATAGCAGGCGATCACTCTGGTGATAGTCTGCGTACAGCTGGCCTAAAAATAAATGCTAATTTTACAGAGGTATATGCCAATATAGCTCAACTAGGCCTGCCCAATCAACTGGGCAATGCTGGAAAAATACTAATTACTAATGGTACTAGTGCTAACTGGCAACAATTAAACAGTATAAGTAATGCCCAATACATAACTTATGTAGACACTTCTGGAAACCTAAATACTCCAAGCGGCTTAATTTTTACAAGTTTAAATCCTGCTATTACTGCGCCAAATACAGCGGCATTAACTGTTCCAACATTAAAATTCCAAGATAACAGCACACAGTCAACAGCATATCTTGGAGTTGCTAGTACTAATCAAATTGGTGGCGTAAAACCAGACGGTACTACTATTACTATTTCTAATGGTATTATTAGCGCAGTTCCAGGCGCATACAGTCTTCCTACAGCAACAACCAGCATATTAGGTGGCGTCAAAGTTGATGGCACAACTATCAAAATCAGTAACGGAATTATTACCAGTTACACAAACTATTCATTACCAACAGCAACAACTAGTGCATTAGGTGGCGTTAAAGTTGACGGTACAACAATTACAATTAATGGTAGTGGTGTTATCAGTTCAACAGCTTATATATTACCAACAGCTACTACTGGTTTGTTAGGCGGTGTTAAAGTAGATGGAACTACAATCGGTATTAATAATGGTATTATTTCTGTAGGAACTTTGACTAGTAGTCAAATTACAACAGCACTAGGTTATACACCTTACAGCAATACTAATCCTAGTAGTTATATTAATTTAACAGCATTTAGTGTTACAACAAATAGCCCAAGCGGTACTGGTAGTTTAGCTTACAGTAGTTCAACAGGAGTATTTACATTTACTCCACCAGCAGTTTATACATTGCCAACAGCAACAACTAGTGTAGTAGGTGGCGTTAAAGTAGACGGTACTAGTGTTACAATTAACAATGGTACAATCAGCGTTCCGGCAGTAGCTACTATAGGACAAAATAGCGGTATTGCTACACTAGACAGCAGTGGTAAATTAACTGCGGCACAAATTCCTTCTAGTTTAACAGGCGCAGTTATATTTAAAGGTACTTGGAATGCCAGTAATAACACACCTACACTGGCTAACGGTACAGGTACAGCAGGATGGGAATATGCTGTAAGTGTTGGTGGAACAGCATTAGGATATACATTCAACGCTGGCGATTATGTAATTTATAATGGTACCACGTGGCAACAAATTCCAGGCGGTGCGGCACCGTCTGCTAACGCATTGACAGGTACAACACTATCGGCAAATGTTATTAATTCAAGTTTAACTAGTGTTGGTACACTGACAAATTTAACAGTAACTAATACTATTAATGGTAGTGTTAGCGGAAATGCTGGCACAGTGACCAGTATTGCTTCCAATGTTCTTACTAGTAATCAAGTTACTACGGCATTGGGATATACTCCGTTACAATATGGAAATCTAAGCATACTAACTATTAGCCCAGCTGGCGGCGGCGCCCTTGGTTATAATAGTAGTACAGGCGTGTTTACATTTACGCCAGCAGTTCAATATTCATTACCAACTGCCAGTACAACAGTACTAGGTGGAGTTAAGGTAGATGGTACAACCATTACAGTTGCTAACGGAGTAATTAGTGCTGTACAAACAATATTACCAACTGCTAGTACCAATTCGTTAGGTGGAGTCAAAATTGACGGCACAACTATTACAATTAATGGTAGCGGCGTTATTAGTAGTACAAGTTCTTATACATTGCCTATAGCAACAACTAGTGTGTTAGGCGGTGTCAAAGGTGACGGTAATACAGTTACAATTAACGCTAGCGGTATTATCAGTGCTAACTATACAAACTATGTGTTGCCAACAGCAACAACTAGTATATTAGGTGGTGTTAAGGTAGACGGTACAACTATTACAATTAATGGTAGCGGTGTAATTAGTAATCTTTCAACATACACATTACCAACAGCAACAACATCAGTATTAGGCGGCGTTAAAGTTGACGGTACTACTATTACTATTAACGGCAGTGGTGTTATTAGCGGAGCAAACACTTACACATTGCCGATAGCTACAGCATCAGTATTAGGCGGTGTCAAACAAGGATCAAATGTAACTATTGATTCAGGTGGAGTCATCAGCGTGGCTGCTCCTTATTCATTACCAACTGCTAGTACTTCAGTCTTGGGTGGGGTCAAAGTTGACGGTACAACAGTTACTATTAATGGCAGTGGAGTCGTAAGTGCTACTCAATATACATTACCAACAGCTACTTCAACAGTACTAGGCGGTGTTAAAGTTGACGGAAACACTATACAAATTGTTGGCGGTATTATTTCAACAACATCAACGGCTGTGGGACTACAAAGCCGTACAACTGTAGCAACAACTACAGCAAGTTTAGCAAATGCCGCTAGTGCTACCGCAACAGTAACCGCGGCAAAAGGATACGCTTTGTATAGTATCCAAGTTGATCGTGGAGCGTGGGTAACTGTTTATACAAGTTCTTCAGCTCAATCTAGCGATAGTGGAAGAAGCATTACTACTGATCCAACTCCTGGAAGCGGCGTAATTTGTGAAGCAATTACTACTACTGCTACAACAACATATTTTACTCCAGCAGTATATGGTTACAACGCAGATGGAACTGTTAGTTCAAATATGTATTTGAAGATTTATAATAACAGCGGATCTACCGGAACTGTAACTGTAACAATAACATATTTAAAATTAGAAGTTTAATATGGACTACAATCAACTATTCCAAGTTAGTATATACCTTAATCATGATACACATGATAATGGCATGTCGTTAAAACAATATGCCGATGCGGTATTAGCAGGAACTCAACCAATATTGGACCATGCCGAGTTTGATAACCAGTTTGGAGTGACTGATGCTGATTTAAAAGTAGTGACCGATTGGGCAACTGCCAATAAATTAACAGTATTATTGGCAGAATCGGCTATAGCAACTGTAAAAGTACAAGGAACACTAGGGCAACTTGGTGATTTATTTTCTGTAACTGTTGAAGAAATAACAAGTAACGGCAGAACATATTTAAAAAATAAAGCACCTGTAGTAATTCCCCAAGCAATATCTTCTGTAGTCAGAGATGTACTTGGCTTTGATCAAAGTTTTATAGCTGGCCGCCAACTAGTTAAACATGATTCGACAACAAATCCAGATATAGGCAGTACATATGGTTCAAGTCCTGTTACACCTCCGCAAATGTGTACAGCATATAACGCACCAGCCGGAGACGGATATGGCGGATGTATTGGTATATTTGAACTAACTCTTAGTGCGATTAGTAATCCTGGATATAATGAAGGTTGGTATCAACCAGACGTAACAGCAAGTTTCAATCGTATTGGTTTAACACCACCTACAATTACTACAGTATTAGTTGATAGTCCTATATTCAGTTCTACTAGTACAGCTGAAAGTATGTTGGACATTTACTGTTCTGGAGCTGCCGCACCTCGAGCAAAGATAGCATACTATACTGCTCCTAACGGCGGAACAGTTTATATTAATGATTGTATTAATGCCGCAGTCAACGACACAGTCAACAATCCTAGTGTACTAAGTATCAGTTGGGGTATTGGAGACGGTACACAATATGATACTGCTTTTCAATCTTGTGTAGTAAAAGGTATAACAGTCTTTGTTAGTTCAGGCGACTCGGGTGCCGTTAATTTAAGTATGGCCGCTACTTGCTGTAGTCAGTATGTAGTAAGTGCTGGAGGAACTAACATAACACTCAACGGTTCAAATCAAATAACTAGCGAAGTTGCCTGGGGGAGTTCTACAGGTGCCACTGGTGGATCTACAGGCGGCGGACAAAGTGCTAGTATCGCAGTTCCAAGTTGGCAATCAGGTTTAACTTATACTACAACTACAGGCGGTAATGCTACAGGTTTAGGCACAGCTACAGCACTGGCACATCGCGGAGTTCCTGATTGGAGTGCGCCAGCAGATCCAAACACAGGCTGGCAATTTTATATTGGCGGAACAAGTGGAGCTCAAGGAACGCTAGTACAATACGGCGGCACAAGCGCATCGGCTCCTTTCCTAGCAGGATTATGGGTACGTTTAACACAATTATTAGGTTATAGAATACCGTTTAATATGGCAACATTTTATAGTAATAGTAGTACCTTATTCACTGATACAACTACAGGTAACAATCGAAATGGTTATACTACTGGGTATGCTTGTACTGCCGGTTGGGATGCCGTTACAGGATTAGGTAGCCCTAAAGCTGATCAAATTTACAAGTATTTTCACACAGGCAGTACATTTCCTAAACAAAATTACGGATTTAGACCTGCTAGCGGATCAGCTTATCCTAGGAAAACAACCGGTGCTCGTTAATAAAACTAGCACATTTTAAACATTGATAAATATTAGATAAAGAGAGTTGACTATGCAGACTAAAGATCAGACAGGAATACATATTGAAGGTCATATTAAAATATATGATCCTGAATCCAAAGAAATCTTCATTGACAAGCGCAATGCGATTCACTACGAAAATATCAGTGTAGCCCTGGCACAGAGTTTAGCAGATAGTGGAAACGGGTTTGTTTATCAAATGGCGTTCGGTAACGGCGGAACTAGCATAGATCCAACTGGAATTATTACATATCTTACACCAAATACTAGTGGAACTAACGCAAGTTTGTATAATACAACTTATGCTAAAGTAGTTAATCAGAATTCAAGTAATAACGTAGACCCAACAAGAAACTTTATTGAAACTCGTCACACAACTGGAACAAACTATACTGATTTGTTTGTAACTTGTTTATTAGACTACGGTGAAAATATCACCGGACAAAGCGCATTTGATAATGTAAACAACAATTCTAGTCCTGCTGTTTTTGATGAACTAGGTCTAGTCAGTTATAATAGTGCTGGAACAGGACTATTATTGACTCATGTTATTTTCCACCCAGTACTTAAGAGTTTAAATCGTTTAATACAGATTGATTATACTGTACGTATTCAAAGTTTAACTGGATTGGTAGGAGTATAATAAATGACCTATCAAGTTACATTTACACAATCTAATAATCCTGATAAACCACCAATCACAGTTGCTGACGGCACTGTCGATAATACAACAAGTTTACAATTTCCAGGAAAAAACTATGCTGGCTATGGTACAATTATAGCCAATGACTTTTTACATCTGTTAGAAAATTTCTCTAACGACACTCCTCCTAACAGTCCTGTACAAGGACAGTTGTGGTTTGACACTGCCAGCGGAATTAATTTATTAAAAGTGTACGATGGTACACAATGGGAACCAGCAGGAAGTCTTAAGAAGTCAGGAACAGCACCAAGTGCGGCTACAGCCGGTGATATTTGGGTTAATACAAATACTAGCCAACTATATTTGTACTCAGGAAGTACATGGACACTAGTTGGCCCACAATTCAGTTCTGGTCTTGCTACCGGCCCAGTTGTTGAAAGCATTGTTGATACTAGTAATGTAAGTCATAATGTAACAACAATATACTCTAGCAGTAGTTCTAATGTTACGGCAACATATAGAGTGGCAATTATCAGTCAAGATGCGTTTACTCCAAAATCTGCTGTTACTGGATTTAACACAATTAACAAAGGCATCAACGTAGCAAGTACAAAAACAACTAGCGATCCAGGTAGTACATATACTGGAATCTGGGGTACTGCTAGTTCGGCAGATGCTTTGTTAGTTTCTGGAACACCTGTAGCGGCTACTAACTTTTTAAGAGCGGATACACCAACTATTGCTAACAATACTGTTAGTATTCGTAATGATGGCGGTCTAGTTCTTGGAGCAAACTTAGGTTTCAACATTGGTATTAACGGTAATACAACTATATTCTATAGTAAAAACAGTGGTAATCCTATTGAGTTTGCTCTTAACAATAACGGAACAACTAATACAGTAGTACATATTACTGCTGACAGCAAAATTGGTCTTGGAACTAACAATACTAGTCCGCAAAGTACATTAGATGTAGTAGGCGGAACTACAATTAAAGACGATCCAAGTACACAAGCAGTTACATGGACTAACCAAACATCTATAACTGCTGGCTTATATCTAGTAACTGGTGGAAAATATTACCTAGTTATCACAGGTGGAACTACTGGATCTACTGCTCCTACTGATACAAGTGGTTCTAATGTACTTGATGGTACTGCTACAATCAAATATATTGGTCTTGTTCCTAGTTATCCTGTTCCTGGACGATTAATAGTCAAAGGAACTAGCGATGTAGGAGCTACAGCCACTAGTGTTTTTGATCCAGGCGGTGCTAGTATACAAACACTAGGCGGTTTAACAGTAGCTAAACAAACAAGACTAGGTGATAATGTAACTAGTTTTGGTCAATACTTTATTAATTACTTAGATGGTAATAATAATCCAGTAGCCGCAAGTGTAATACAACCTGGTACAGACAGTGCAGCTAATATATACGATATTGGATCAGTAACTCGTCCATTTAGGAATGTATTTGCTCAACAATTCCAAGGTAACTTTAGCGGTACACTAGTAAATGCCAGTATCACTGGAAGTACAGGTGTTGCTCAAAGCGCAGCCAAATTACAGTCTACTACAATTTTACAATTAGTAGGAGATGTTACTAGCGACGGCATCCAGTTTAACGGCCAAAGTGCCACTGGTATACAAAGTTTTACAACTAGTATCAATCAAGGTATTATTACTAGTAAAACTGCCGCTACTGATTCTAATTTAATTGATGAATTCCTAGTATATCGTCCAGGCACTGGTTTATTAAGTATGACAAAATCTGTACTACTTAATCATGTACCAACAGTGCCAGTTGGCGCTATCTTTCCATATGCTGGTAATAGTTCTAATATTCCAACAGGTTATTTGTTATGCGATGGTAGTGAAGTAAAAATTAGTAGTTATCCAGCTTTATATGCTGTAATTGCTTATCAATACAAGGCCGCTGCACTGTTAGTTGGACTTAGTACATTTGCGTTACCAGATTTGCGCGGAAGATTCCCACTAGGCCCTGACAATATGAATAATCAGTTACAGGTTCCAGCAAAAGATGGTTCAGGTCAACAGGTTATAGCAGGTGGTGGAGTTGCTAATAGAGTTAGTGATGTTACAGCTGATACAGTAGGTGCTGCAAACGGTAATCAAACAATTACATTACAAACAACTAATTTGCCAGATCACAAACACAATCTTAATGACGGTGTACAACAGTTCTACGCAGTTGGTTCTCCAAATCCTGGAACAGATGCTAGTACAAATATTACTGCGGGACGTGGTCTAACAGCACAGTCGCAAACAGGACAAGGTTATGGATTAAATGATAGCGGAAGTGTAATTTCTAATACACATGCTACACCTATTTCAGTGATGAATCCATACCAAACAATTAATTACATAATCTTTACTGGTGTGGTATAATGAGCTATACAATTAAACTTACAAACGGCAATACATTAACTGAACTGATTGATGGCACTATCAATCAAACAAGTACGGATCTTACATTAATATCTAAAAACAGTACAGGATACGGGTTATATATTAATGATAATTTTGTTCACTTATTAGAAAATTTTGCTAATACAAGTCAACCCAACAATCCTATAGCAGGACAGTTGTGGTTTGATACAACACAAAATCGTTTAAAAGTATACGATGGATCTCAATTTAAAGTAAGTGGCGGCACACTAGTATCTGCTACAGTTCCTAGTAGTTTAACAACTGGCGATATTTGGATTAACAGCGGAACTGGTCAGTTGTACTTTAATGACGGTACTGCTAATCGTTTAGCTGGCCCAATATATACAAACGCACAGGGTCAAAATGGATTTATTGTAGATACTGTTATTGATATTAATAAAATATCTCATAATATTGTTTACTTGTATTGTTCAGGAAATTTATTAGGATTATTTGCTACAGAAGCATTTACACCTGCTAGTTCAATAAGCGGATTTTCTGGATCTGTCGGTATAGGATTTAACGTTGGAACATTTACTGGTGTTACATTTAATGTTCCTGTGTTATCAGCAAACAATTTACTAGGTGCGGACGGTGTTACACTTTACCCAGCTAGTAGTTTTGTAACAACTAGTGGTAATAGTACAATTAGTCTTGGAACATTAAGTATACAAAATAGTGCTGTTAATCCAGCATTGATTTTAGGACCTGGTAGCAATAATGAAATTGATGTAACTACTACACTATTTCAAATTAAATCGAATACTCCAAACCAGAACTTCCAAATATCAACATTAAGCGGTACTGGTATTAGTCCTGCTTTATATATTAACGCTCAAAATAAGTATGTTGGTATTTTTAACAGTAGCCCTCAAGCAACGTTAGACGTAAGCGGCACTTTTAGAATTAGCTCGTCAGCTCCGGCAACTAGTAGCTCATCAGGCGTAACTGGACAAGTAGCATGGGATTCTAGTTATATCTATGTATGTACAAATACAAATACATGGAAAAGAGCGGCTCTAACTGGCGGTTGGTAAACGGGCAAACCAATGATAAATACTAAAGAATAAGGAAACAGGAGCAATGGCATATACAATCAATCACTATAACGGGCAACTACTTGTAACAGTTGCTGACGGTACCGTTGATGCAACCACTAATTTAAAACTAGTTGGTAAAAACTACGCTGGATACGGTTCAATTCAGAACGAAAATTTTGTCTATTTGCTGGAAAATTTTGCTAATTCAACAGCTCCTAGTAGTCCATTAACTGGTCAAATCTGGTTTGACAGCGGAACAAGTAAATTAAAATTCTGGGACGGTAGTAAATTCCGTACTACAGGCGGAGCAGAAATTGGAGATACAGCACCAAGCGGTTTAACCACAGGCGATTTTTGGTTTGATACTGTAACAAATCAGTTGTTTGCTTGGGGCGGAAGTAGTTTTACTTTAATTGGCCCACAAGCTGTTGCTGGTTCCTTAACTACACAAATGTTGAGTACTAGTGTAAAAGATACACTAGGTCAAAGTCATGCTATTATCGAAGGTATTGCTAACGGAACTGTTATTTTTACAGTTAGTAAAGATCCACAATTTACCTTAGACGGTACTGTAAATGCTATTACAGGTTTTACTACTATTAACCAGGGTATTACACTAGCAGGTTTAACAAATAATAGTCAGCCTAATGTAGGACAAATTTCTACAATGAAGTTCTGGGGAACAGCTAGTAACGCTGATTACCTAGGAGGCTTACCTGCTACTAGTTATATTACGCAAGGTTCAGCTAGTTTTAGTTCAGTAGTTAATTTTGCTGATGTTGGATATACAGTTGGTAATCCTACAGCAAAGTTAAAAGTGTTTAACAATAATAGTACAACACCAACAATTCAAAACCAATACGGTAATCAAATTGTTTTCCAAACAACTGTAAGTTCAAGTACAGTTACTCCATTACAACTAGTTGGAGCAGACGTACTTCCAGGTACAACAACTACTAGCAACTTAGGTAATCAAACTTATCAATGGTCTAGTGTATGGGCTACTACATTTAATGGTAATGCTACAAGCGCAAACAATTTAGTAATCAGCGGATCTAACTATGCTGGTAGTGTATCAACTAGTCCAAGCACTATTGTAGCTCGCGATGGCAGCGGTAACGTTAACGCTAATACATTTAACGGCGCAAGCACAACTAGCTACTACGCTGACTTGGCAGAAAAATATTTGCCAGATACAGACTATGCTCCAGGTACAGTAATGTGTATCGGCGGCTCTGCTGAAGTAAGAGCTGCCGGAGTCGGAGATTTTCCAATTGGTGTAGTTAGTACGGCTCCAGGCTATATGATGAATAGCGATTTAGAAGGCGGTATTTATATTGCTCTTAAAGGACGAGTTCCTGTGTTATGTCAGGGTCCTGTAAGCAAGGGAGATTTAATAGTCCAGTTTGGTTATGGATTTGGTATAACTGATAATAATGCGATAGCAAATGGAAATCAAGTGTTTGCTGTGGCAATCGGTTCTACAGATTCTAACCAAGTAGAATCTGTAGAATGCCTAATACTTTAATATACAAAGGATAAGATATGGCTGGACCAGGCACAAGAATACTTGCTAGTGACTTTAATGCGATACAATCAATTGTAGCCGCAGTATTAGGCGCTGGCTCCGGATCGCTGGGCTATGGACAAACTGTTACAAGTAGTCAAGTTAGTGTAGGACAAAAAATTACAGCCGCTAGCTGGGCTGCCTTACGCAACGATTTAATTGCAGCACGTCAACACCAAACAGGTAATAACGAAAGTGGAAATTTAACAGTACCTACTACCGGTATACTAGTTAGAGACTATGACAGAGCGGCATACTATGCCTTTGCTTTATTACTACAAACTAATGCGTTGGTAACCCCACCAGCAGGTCAGGCCGCACTGGCAACACTTAGTACTGGTACAAGAACTACTGCTTGGAATGGTAATGTTACACATACAGTAACATTGAACTTTGGTTCATATGCTAATGCTAGATACTTTTTCAACGCAGGTAGTAACATACAATTCAGTGCTAGTTTGACAAATATTCCATCAGACGGCAGTACAGCTAAAGGCAACGACTGGGCAACATTGTTACAAAACATGGGAACTATTACTATGAACTTAAATAGTACCAGTGTAACTGGTTCTGGTTCTGTAGCAAGTACTATTGGATTTTATCAATTGAATACAAATCCTCAAACATTGTTTACCAAATCTACATCTAGCCCAACATATACTCCTAACCAGTATGATATTTTAGCTCAAGTTGATGGTACTGGAAGTATTATTACATTCACCATTCAATTCCAGGACTTATCTGGGCAACCAAATGCTCCATGGGGAACAGACGAATATGTTGAAGGTACATTAACTAGTACTGTTCAAACTTACTATGCTTCTGGTGGTAACGTATCTGTAGCTAACTATCTACCTAGCGTAACTCCTTCAGGACCTTAATAGCCTAATCCATTGACAAGATAATTACTGTAGTGTATTATGTACATTACGGAGTTATCTATGGATGAAAGAATCGACAAAGCGTTTGCTGTTGCCAATTATATGGCAACTCTATCTAATCAACGCAAAATAATATTAGAAGAATATAATCAAAAGTTAACATATTATACTAACGGCGCCACATTTCAAATTGGCCCTGATTTGATTAATTTTGTTAAAACTGTTTTGGATTTAGGCTATACAGAAGATGTGGCCTTTATTGACATTAATAATCACCCGGTACTAATACCTGACGTACAAGTGTTTCTTGATACTATTGTTGAATTGTATTTTACAGCTACAAACGAGTATGCTACAAAGTTCAATGATATTAAGAAAAAACGAAAAATTTCTGACATTGTTGAACTATGACTACTGGCGCAATAATATTTGCTCAGAATAATTCTAAAATAGATTATACTAAACTAGCAGTATTTGCCGCCACGCGATTAAAACATCATTTAGATATTCCAGTTAGTCTAATCACAGATAATCCTAAGTGGGTCGAATCTTCCTATCCTCAACATCCTTTTGATCAAATTATACCAATACCACTAGTAAAAGCTACGCAAACTAAAAAATTTTACGACGGTAGTTTAAGTTCTAGTTCATTAGATTGGAAAAATTTAGCTAGGGGTCAAGTTTATAATCTTACTCCTTATGATCGTACACTGGTAATAGACAGTGATTATATTATAAATTCCAATGTCTTAAAACTTGCCTTAGAAAACGATCACGATTTTCAAATTTATCAAAACAGTTTTGACCTAGCATGGGAAAGACAATTACCTGAATTTACAAGAATAAATCAGTATAGTATTCCATTTTACTGGGCAACAGTATTTGTGTTTAAGAAAACTTTAATGGTAGAATCTTTCTTTGATCTAATCACTTATATCAAAGCAAACTGGAACTATTTTAAAATGCTATATCATATTAACAGTCCTACATTTAGAAATGATTTTGCCTTTAGTATTGCTATACACATTATGAATGGAAAAACAAAAGGAGATTTTGCTGTAGAACTACCGGGCAAAATGATCTATGCTACAGATAATGATGTGTTATTAAATGCCAAAGACGACAACATGAGCTTTTTAACACAGAAAAAAAATTATCTTGGAGAATATTTGGCAACAAAAACACAAGGGTTGGATGTACATGTAATGAACAAGCACAGCCTACTACGATACATAGACGGAGGAACAGGTGTCTAAAGGTTTCTTAATTTATGCTGAAGGTGACAAGTATGTTAAACAAGCTAGGGCTCTTGCCTTATCGATTAAGATTAGCCAAACAACTGTAACTTCTGTGTCACTAGTTACTAACGATCAAGTTGATAATCCTGAAATTTTTGACAACATAATACCGATACCTTGGTACGATCGTCCAGGTTCTGAATTTTGTGCGGAACATAGATGGAAACTATATCATGTTAGTCCTTACGATGAAACAATAGTGTTAGATTCAGATATGCTCATGCTTGACGATATAAGTCTTTGGTGGAAGCATTGCGGTAATTTTGATATAAAATTTTGTAGTAAAATACAAAATTATAAATTAGAACCTGTAATAGATACTGTACACAGAAAAGCATTTATAGTTAATAAGCTATCTAGTCCGTATTTTGCTTTACACTATTTTAAAAAGACACAAGCGGCTTATGAGTTTTATAAAATATTAGAGTTTGTTTGTAATAACTGGGAATGGTGTTGGACTCAGTATGCTCCTAAAGAATATCAAAAATGGCTCAGCATGGATTTAGCCAGTGCCATTGCTATTGAAATATCTGGACTACAAGATCAAGCTCTTGATATTTCTGGACCGTTAACGTTTACACATATGAAAACACCACTTCAAGGTTGGGATCATGTTCCTGCTAAGTGGCAAAATACATTAACTTGTATGCTTGACGGTCGAGCAAAATTATATGTTGATAACATACGACAAGGTCCATTATTTCATTATATAGAAAAAGATTTTATCACCGATAATATTTTAAAAAAATTGGAGGAGTGTCATGGCCACTAAGATTACTCCACCACCTCCAGTTTTATCTAACACATATTATGCGTATTATGATAAAATTACTAAAGAGTTGTTAGCTGTTACTAACGAGCCAATTAAACTATACCCAGACTTTTTAGAAATTAATTACGATATTTACAAGCAATTAGTTTCTGGAGAAGAAAAATTTAGCAATTATTTGCTAGGACAAGTTAAAGCAGATGGTAAGACTAGTTTGTTACTAGTACCTAAAAACGATTCTCAATATGACTTTAAAAATACTATGATAGAAATAGTAGATGAAGCTCCATCGGAATCGACCGAACTTACAGTTGTATGGAATAAACAAAGTTGGACATTTAATCTAAGTACAGATGCTAAGTTAAGAATTGAAAATAAAATACACAACGAATCTAGAGTAGATTTCTTTGTAGTTTCGTCTAATGATTACAATTTATTAATTAGAACTATATCCATAGACTTAAAGAAACTATGCGACGAACAAACTGTAACTTTTGAATTTGTTGATAATAGAGAACAGAATATAAAAGACATTGTATTAATTACTGGATTAACTTTTATATCATACGGAATAACATATGACAATAATTAAAATTATAGAGCAAGATGTTATTTTTCTCAGTTATAATGAACCTAATGCTGAGAAAAATTACGCTGATTTATTAACTAAAGTGCCTTGGGCAAAACGTGTACATGGAGTTAAAGGATCGGATGCCGCGCACAAAGCCTGCGCCGCACTAAGTGAAACAGAATATTTTACTACCGTAGATGGAGATAATATAATTGATCCTAAATATTTAGAAGTTGAAATTGAGTTAGATGGTGTTGCTCTTACAGAAGAAAATGTGTTTAGTTGGGCAGGCAATATTCATGTAAATGGTCTACAATACGGCAACGGCGGACTCAAACTATGGACACGTAAATTTGTCAATGAAATGCGTACACATGAAAATTCAAACCCCAATGATGTACAAGGTCGTGTAGAATTTTGTTTTGATCAAAGATATTATCAGTTCAATGAATGTTATAGTGAAAGCTATACTAACGCAACGCCTGAGCAAGCATGGAGAGCAGGTTTCCGTGAAGGTGTAAAGATGTGTCTTGTACAAGGCGCCCGTGTAAAAACTACTAGCGAAATTTGGTGGCAAAACTATCACAGATTGCTTATATGGTGTAACATTGGCGCAGATGTTGAAAATGGTTTATGGAGTATGTATGGAGCCAGAGAAGGTGCTTACAGAACCCTGTTAACTGATTGGGACTATAGTAATGTACGTGATTTTGATTGGCTATCAGATCAATGGCAAGAAAGATATAGCAAAGTTACTGATAAAATGTTGCCCTATGAAATAATGGGATTAGGAGAAACATTAAAACACGAATTAGGAATGGAGTTATTTGATCCAAATAATGATGCTAGTAAGTTCTTTAAAACAGTATATAGACCTATGCCTAGAAGTGTACGTAGGAAGATTTAATGTACGATATACTGTTCATTAGTTACAACGAGCCGGACGCAGATGATAACTTTGCTAGTTTAAAAGACCGATTTCCTTTAGCAAAACGTATTCATGGAGTTACTGGAATACACCGAGCACATATAGCCGCCGCAAAAAAATCTATGACTAAAATGTTTTGGGTAGTAGATGCTGATGCTGTTATATTGAACGACTTTAATTTTGATTATCAAGTACCGGACTGGGATCTAGAAACAGTACACGTATGGCGCAGTCTTAATCCTGTTAACAGTTTAACCTACGGATATGGCGGAGTTAAATTGCTTCCAAAAAAACTTACAATGTCTTTAGATCCTACAACAATAGACATGACTACTAGTATTAGTAAAAGTTTTAAAGTAATAGATGCTGTCAGCAATATTACAGCATTTAATACAGATCCATTTAGTACTTGGCGTAGTGCATTTAGAGAATGCTGTAAACTAGCAGTAACTAACAACGAGGAATCTATAGCACGATTGAATACTTGGTGTACACCGCACAATACTGCTCAATATGGGTTTTATGCCTATATAGGCGCACTCGCCGGCAAAGAGTACGGTGAAAAAAATGCCTCCAATAAGGAGGCATTGAGTAAGATAAATGATTTTACTTGGCTAACAGATCAGTGGCCAGGGAAAATATCTGTGAAATAACTTGCGCACAAGCAATAGCAACTTGTTGATGCTCTTTCTGTGTGCCGTTAGCACTACGCAATTCAATAAAGTGAATCCAGCTACGTAGTGTACCGTTCATGTATAAACGACTTACAGTAAGTCCTTCTGGTAGTACAGCACGAGCTTGTTCTTTAGCAATGCCGTTTTTGATAGCCCACGAATATTCTTGTTTAACATGATACAGTATTCGTTTTTGAGCACGTTCCCATTCGATAGCTAATAGGCGTTGCTCATTGTCTTCCATGTCAAAGTCTACGCTGTTTTGTCTATTATTAGTATCTTGGAATCTTGCTTCTCGTAAAGTAAACGCATCATCGAGCTCTGCCGTTGGGTCAGAATAACGTTGGGAAAACTCTTGAAAGGAGAAGCTTCTATGTCTAAGAATTTGTCTAGCAATGTCTCTGGTGGTTGTAATTTCCAGGCAAGCTGAGACCATTTCAAGAGGGCTCCAGTGCTGGTGCTTAATGAGATACTTGATAAGTTTTTCGCTTGTGTCTGTGTTGAGTTGATTACTTGGGTTTGAGACTCTTGCGCAATAGGCAATGAGCTCTTGCGCATCGTCGATTCCCATACTGGCAAATTCTTCGGTAGGTTGGCTGTAACTAAGGAGTTTAACATTCATTATAGTTTCTTTTTCTTTAAAAATTTTTGAGTACTAAGCTGAATATCGTTTTTAACTCGATTTGTATCTAGTTTAAAATCGATATTATCGATAGTTTCCTCGTAGTTTTTTACCAGTTCGGATAAGTTTCTTTGGAAACTATCCCAACCCTCTCGCTTGGTCTTTGCTGTTATTTTTATTTCCCAAGTTTTACCATCCTTAAAATTAACCAGTACGGTATGTAGATACCCAAGTGGTACCACATTAAGTTCTACATCTCCGAATACCTCTGGCCAATGCTCAATGACATCCTTGGGAAGAAGTCTTCCCGTTTTGGTCATTTAGGCTTTTTTCTTGGTCGGAACCAACTCCTCGGCTTTACGGCGCATTTCGGCGGCTTGTTTGCTTAAACGATCAGCTTGGCTACGATAAAACTTTGCTTGGTCTTCAGGAGTTCCTGTTGGTGTAACAGTTTCTGGAACAGCAACTTGGACTGAAGCAGTTGGTTTAGCATCTGAAGTAATAGGAGCATCAATTTGTTCGACATCTTGTAAACGACGAGCTTCTGATTTTTCAGGTGTATCAGCCTTAATGCTTAGGTCATCAATAGCAACACCGCGTTGTTCAGCAATAATTTGATTTAATTCTGACAACAAAATACCATAGTTGGTAGTTGGAGTCATTTCGATATCGCTAGTTGGTGCTTTAATCAAACGACCGTTGCCATGTAACCAGCGTAACATATTGCTACCATCTGGAAATTGATTGCGATCTAACGCATCGGCAAATTCGTATGAATCTTGACCACTACCACTTTCTACCAAATTAATGATAGCATCGTGATAAATGTCAGGCATGTTTTCTGTTGGAACGATTAGGCAATGATGAGCATCGCCTGGCAATGTGCGATAAGCTACTAAGCATTTTTTGTTAGTAGCTTTGACACGTGCCACGTGTTTTAGTTCGGCCATATTAAGCTCCTGTAGCTGGTGCGGCTGCTTTTTGTGCTTCTGCTTGCTTTGCTACAGTATTCAAGAATGATTCTAACTTGTTGTATGTTTGACCAACTGCTACCATTTCATTTGGCTTAAATGCGCCACGTGAACTAGCAATATCAATGATAACTTTCATTGCTTGCAAATCGTTAATAGTCAATTCGTTAGAATTTTGTTCTGCTTGAGCAGTAGTATCAGCCGCAGGTGCTGTGGGTTGTTGTAGTTCTTCACTCATTCGAGTTCTCCTTTAAGTACACAGTTAATTATCTACTTTGTAGTATTGGACAAGCAATCGTGAAAAAACTAAGTTCTTTTTCACTTTCAAATCCAATACGTGTATTGTACACTATTGTATTTGTGTTGTCTAGCATAATGCCCTGTCCTACATAGTACCTATTATTTAAATTCTTGCGTATCCAGGAGTCTATAGATCTGACTAAAGTTGGATTGTATTTGTCTATATTAATATACTTAAAATGAGGACAGGCAAACTCAACCCTACGTAGATTGAAATAATCTAAAGGATTGGGTTTACCATTCTTTAATGCCATTATGCTGTTTCCTTGGCAAATTCGTAGTAGGCAAATTCGCCAAATGGTGGAACAATGGTATTGTTACCATGAATGACGAATACTGTATCACAGTAGTTTTCATCACCCCAGCTACCCCAAGGGTATCCATCTGTAAACATGATAAACTTTTTAGGTTGAATATCATGTTCTTTCATGTATTCCCAGTTAGCATCAAACTCAGTTCCACCACCGCCCATTGGCTCATAGCTATCAAACTCATCGATGTTGTAGCCGTCGAAGTCTGCTTCGTTGTAAACTTTAGTATCAAAGCACCACACTTTAATTTTAAAGTCTTTATATTCTTGCATAATGCCTTTGATCTCTGTTAAGAAATCTTTGGCTTGTTCGTCACCGATAGAACCAGACATATCAATTGCTACACAGATATCAATTGTATCTTCAAATTGTGTTCCAGGAAGAATAGCACTCATGTGCCAGCCCTTACGGTTAGGACGCATAAACGAATAGTCATTCTTAATAGTGCTTTGGATTTGTTGACGTAGTATTTCACGCCAATTCATCTTAGGCTCTGTAAGTTCCTTAATCATTCGTTGTACGCTAGCTGGTGTGTTACCTGCGCCTGCGGCTTGTGCGGCCTGCATTGTAGCTTCGCGAATCTCGTCACGAATCTGTTTTAGTTCTTCTTTAGAATACTTTGGCTGACCGTCTTTGCCATTCTCACCCCAGTCAATATGGTCATCTAATAGTTGACCCAACTGGTTAAGTTCTTCCTCGTCCATTTCGTCGAAGATTTTGTCGTAAACTTCTTCAGCACCCATACCATAGTACTTTTGGTCATGGAAGATTTTGATGCCTTCGATGTTGTGCTCACCGATACGATCTCGTACTAATTGTCCGTTTACACAATAGTCTGCGGCAATATTAAAAATACGTGGATTACGATGTTCTCTACGACTCATGTGATCAAACACATTATGTAGAATTTCGTGAGCAATAACGAACTCAACTTGCTTAATTGTAAGCGGTTCAAAAAATTCTCGGTTAAAGTAAATTGTACGACCGTCTGTAGCGGCAGTACCCATCCATTCGGAGCCTTCTTCAATCTTTAGGCGTGTTGCCATATTGCCGAAGAAAGGATGGCGAAGTAGTAGACCCACACGGGCTACAATAATTTTGTCGATAATTGGATCTGTATGTGACACGAGTGCTCCTTTACTGTATGTATATATTATAACACCTCCCGAAGGAGGTGTCAAATAGTGCTAAACCAAATTATTTCTCAGTTGCGGCACTAATATACTTGCCGTATTTGGCATGGAAATCATCAAAGCATTTGATTTCGTCTGGATCCAATGGCAGTTTGTAAGTACTCAACGCCAATTTAGTACCCATAATAACCAATTCTGTTTCAAAGTTATTCATCATAAATTCGAAGAAGTTATTAACTTGGTCATTCCAGTTTTTAACTTTCTTTTCGCAAGAATCTTTCAATTCATAGCATAAAGATACTGTCAAACTGTACATGGCACTAATTTCTTTAGAGTCCATTTTCTTAACTTTGCCATTCAAAATGTCTGTTGGATTAGGCATTTTTCCGGCAATTTTACGATGAGCCATAAAGCTAACAGCCAATCCTTCGCCCACAGAACCTGAAACCAAGTCTGTAAGTGTGTCAACATCTACATCGTCGTCTGTAAGCAATTCGCTTACAAAGCTCCAAGAGCGCGGTGTAGCAAAAGCACGTGAGCTAGATTTTGGATCAAAATCGTACAAGCTCTTTTTAGAGAAGCTCAAAAAGCCTACTACGTCCTTGTGAACTTTGTTTTCAACAGCCCACTCAAAGTAGTCATCCCAATTAACAGTCATTTCCAAGTGAACAAAACGGTTAGCCAACGGAGCAGGCATACGGAATGTAACACCCTTGTCTGTTTCACGGTTACCAGCGGCAACAATTGAAACATTGTCTGGAAGTTGGTAAGTACCAACACGGCGGTTTAGGATAAGTTGATAAGCGGCCGCTTGTACAGCAGGAGCCGCAGAGTTCATTTCGTCTAAGAACAAGACGATTTGTTTATGTTTACTAGCCAATTCAGCACTAGGCAATTCGCTAGGTGGAGCCCAACGCATAGTACCGTCATTGCTGTCAAAATATGGAATGCCTTTAATATCAGTAGGCTCCCAAAGACTCAAACGAACGTCGATAACATGAGCTTCTAGCTCAGTACCGAGTTGCTTAATAATATCTGATTTACCAATTCCGGGAGGCCCCCACAGGAAAATTGGACGCTTATTTTTAAAAGCCTTACGCAAAGACTTTTTAGCACCGCTAGGGCCCACTGTACGGCTGGAAATTTCTGGCATGTTGCTTCCTATCTTAGTTTAAAAATACGTTGTTGATGTAACGCTGTATGTATGTATTATATAGGAGGCTAGTCTTTAAGTCAACTGTTATTTGTGCCTGCGAGTTCTTTTTCTCGCTCATTCATGGCTTTAATTATACCAAATTTTCTAATGTCGTCCGAAAACAACATTAACTCAAAACTCTTGCGTTCTGAAAATACAGTGATTGACATAGGAGTTAGGTAGTATGGACAGTCCACATACCTTTCTAAAAAAATAATTGTTTGAGGACTTAGTTCGATTGGTTCAGTAAATGGAATTTCATATTCTCTTAATTCCAAATCTTTTACTAAAAATTCATAACCGTCATCGCTTAGACGGAAATTGGTTTGTTTACCTGCTCTGGTACTTTGCCACCATTTACGACTAAACAGTTGTAAATTAGCTTCGTCTGTACTCTTGCCCCATTGTTGTAAAAATATTTTGGTCAGGGCGTCCCTTGTAATCATTTTACTACTGTACCTTGTGTTAGCATGACAACTTGAAAATCTTCACATCCAAAAGTCTGATTTAATTTCTTTGCCAAATTATGTGCGTGGCCAGGATTTGAAAAAGAAACTTTTTTATATTTCGGTCCAGGGTAGGAGGTAAGACTATTGAAACTTTTAAGATTGAAAGGCTCGTTTTTGTAAAAAACAGCCCAAATTGCTTCCGCTTCTAAAACCTGTTCGGCTTTATAAGTTTTTTTATTAATGTACTCTAAAAGTACCTGTGGTTTTGGTCTGCTCATAGTATGCGTATCCGGCTAATGTACGCATATATTTAGCCTTATTTGTCTTCAAACCCACCACCATCCATTGTTACACTAATAACTTCAGCATCTTGACTAGATTTTAACTGATTAAACAATGATTCATAATCTTGAAGCAGTTTATCTTGTATTTCTCCTAGTGCTAAACTTAGTAATCTGGCAGTCTGAATAGGCATTCTTATTTCTTTTTGTTGTGTAAGTTCAGCACTACGGACTATTTGAATAAATTGTGTAATTGGTGTTAGATTAATCTGATTTGACATTACTCAATACCTGTTTCATTTCAAATTCAGTTTTAAAAGGACCTTTGTATTCATTACGTTCTAATGTAATGACCTTAGGGCAAAAGCTCTTAACCCAACCTTTATTAAATTTGATAGTGTAGTAACCAGCACAGTATAAACTTTTACTAGCATTACTCTTAGTAAACAATGGTAGCTTACGTCTAACATCGTACATACTGTTATAAGGTTTTACACTAGTAGCATACCCATGACATTCATTAGATTCTGATTGGGTGACTTTGACCTTTGTATTGGAAAGGAAAAAATTCTCTCCAAATTGTTTAGTAAGATCTTGTTTCTTGTTAAACATTACTTCACCCGAAGTACTGCTTAGAATAAATTTATTGTTTTCTTTTTTGTGTAGTGTTGCAATTTTAGAACCGTCTTGTTCTACAATCCAAAACTTACCATCCACAATAGGCTTGGCGTGTATTTCAGTCATATTTTTCTCCTTAATATTATTCTACCCCGAAGGCGTTGGAATAATGTATGTATTTATCCCTCAAGATCTGGGTCAATGGCAAGCCCTTGCCACTCTTTAATTTTAACTTCTTCTGTCTCTGGCATATCGTCATGCCACGCATTGATCCAACGTGTACCAGTCCACTTACATTGATACGTATAACTGTTGCGGCCAGCAGTCCTAACCATGTAGACACCACTGCGTACAGGGTTAATTTTTTTAGGGAACCAGTCAGTCATTGGGTATTCGATATCATCCATATTTGAATACTTTTCCCACTTGCCGTCATTGAGTTTATTAGAGCCAGCAATGTAAAATCCAAAGTCACTACTCTTGCCGTCTGTGCTACCGCCCCAGTTGTCAATATCCTCGCCATCGTATTTTACAGCATTGACAATTTCTTCACCGTCGATTTCATCGTAGCCTAGTGTTAATTTAGTAATATCAAAAGGCATTTTTAATTCTAAATCTGCTTCAAAGAATGTACCTTTCTCGTTACTACTTCCTAAAAATACTACAGTACCATCGGGTTGACTGCCAATCCATACTTCGTCATTGGCTTCCCACTCTACGCTGTCATCACTACCGCCATCCATTTCTTCTAGACTGCGTTCAAAAACAGTATTGCCATTTTCGTCTTCAATTTGAAGTGTGCCTGCGTTACGGCTTACACCACTAGCATGGCCCATGCTGTCGCCTTCGTACCAACTACCTGGAGGAAACGGCCACATGTCTTCTGGAATGTTATTTTCTTCAGCGTATTCGCTGTTCCAAGCAAAATCACTTAGATCTAATCTACGTTTTTTGAAGTAGTCATAAATCTTACGATCTACGGTACCCATTACCTTTTCACCACCGTAACCCCACATAGTGATTTTATATGTACGGGGAGTAAATGAAAGTATCTCTACTAATTTTGCTTTTTCTTCAGATGTTGCCATTATACAGTTTCCTTTTCTGGGTATTTTGCTTGGAACGGTTCAGCGTATGT